CCCTTTCTTGGAGTTTGGGCTGCGAAAGGGGATGGTGATTCTTTGACGTTTACATTTGCTTAACCATCGCCGCCACAAGGTCGGGGGTATTCGGTACCAGCACCATCGCCACCGCTTGGTCGCGCATCAGGTCACCATCGAGAACACTTCCAACTCACGCACTGCTTGCTCGCGGGCCTGCCGCGCCGCCTGGTACTCTTCGCTACCGGCCGCGTCGCCCTCGCGGGCATTGGCATGGTCGTCCGGCGTTTCCTGCGAGGTGTCCTTGCCGCCGTCCTGGAGTTTCTGGCAGTCCGGGCACAGGCTCATCAGGCACAGGTGGTTTTCCTTCAGCCGATCTTTGCACAGGCAGGCCCGCATTTCCTTCTTGCACCCTCGGCACATTTCGGTGAAATGGATGCCCATCTTGCTGCGGCAGCCGTCGTGCAGCGGCTCGGCGTCGGCGGCGTCGGCCGCCGGATTCTCGGGGTGCTCCGCCCCCGGAACTTCCGTGGGGGAATGATCGGGTGTGTCACCGCCGCTCCGCGCCGGGTCGGACAGGCCATAACGCCGATCCAGGTAGCGCTGGAGGTAAGCCAGGCAGTGCTCCTCGACGAACTCGCGGGGCTTGCCGGCGAAGTGCTTATCCAGCAAGTCGGCGCCCAGGAAGACGGCGCCGTTGGGCAGCTTGGCCAAATTCTCGATCGTGCCGCCCATCTTGGAGAGCAGACCGTCCACGGCGTCGCCGGTCGACACCACGTCGCAGGCCATGACCGCCGTGGGCCGCCACAGCGGCGGCAATTCTTCGCCATCCGGGCCACGCAGCGGCAGACCGTTCTTGTCGATCCGGTACTCTTTATCGGTTTTGATGACCAGCGACGTGGAAATGATGTCCGGGTCGGTTTCGGCGTAGGTCATCAGGTAGTCGGCCATGTCGAACGGCCCCTTGTGGGCGGCAGGGTTCAGGTGCAAGTCGGCGCGAACGCAGCGCGCCGGGTTCGTCTTGAGAACCCCCTCGGAATCGCGAGCGCCCACCATATCCATCCGCGGATCGCGGAAGCGGCCCAGCGTTTTGTCCACGCCGTCGTGGCTCTCGTCCGGGTGCGCCAGCCGCGACTTGGTTCCGTTCGGGGCCTGGCCCACGAATTCGCGGATCAGGCTGAGGGAGAGTTCGTCGAAAGTGCCACGGCCCTCGCTCTTGAAGTCGCCTTCTTGGGCCATCACCACGCCGTAGATGATCTCCTTTTCCCGGTCAACGTGAATGGGATGGGCCAGCGCACCAACGCGCAAAAGCTCGCCGGTGCCCGCCACTTTCAGTATTTCGTCCACCGCCGCTTCCTCTTTCTTAGGTTCCATTTACTTCGTCCATCCTTCCACTGCCGCCGCAACCCGGTCGGCCAGTTCGCCGGCCTGGCATTCCGCGGCGACCAACAGATCCTCTTTCTTTCCCGCGAGGTGTTCCGCCACCACGGAGGCCAACTCGTCCGACAAGCTAAAGCCCTTACCGATCCCGCCACCCGCCGCCACCACGGCACGCACCGCGGGCTCCAGAATGGTGGTCAACTCTGCCGCCCGATTCGCAAACAACTTGTCGATCTTGTCGAAAAACCTGCCCGGACTCTTCGCCGCCCGGCGGGCTTCGTTCGCCTCCAGCCGCGTCGCGCGGGTCAACTCCACCCGCAGCACGTCCTCGGCCGCATTACGGGCTTTGACCAGGTCGCCATCCGCTTCGGCATCAGCCGTGATGGGCGTCTCGGGCTCTGGAGGCCCTGGGCGTGGGGGAGATATGCCCAGCATCGGTAACAGGGTCAGGCCCGGCTCTGAATTCTTGCCGCCCGGATTCGGCGTATCCGCCGCATCAGCCGGGGTCACACCGTCGCCCGGCGACGGGGCTTTTCCCTGATTGATGACCGGCGGCTGATCGGCCTGGGACAACAGCCGCAAGTTGGAGGGGACGAAGTGCTCGTCGGCGTTGGGATCGTCGATCGGGTTTTCCCCCTCTTCGACGCGAATCTCGTTGAGGCTGTAGTAGCCGATGCCCCACATCGTCCGATACCAGGCGGCCAGTTTTACCGGGTCGGCTTTGAGGAAGATCTTGTCGTCGAACTGCGCCGTATACGGGGGTTTGAGTATTTTGCGGTTGATCTCGTTCGTCCACAGGTCCATCCAGGGCGTCAGCGTCAGGGTGACGAACTCGGTGAAGAACTCGGGGGCGGAGGAAATGCTGGAGGCGGCCAGAATGGACATCAACTGCGGCGCGATGCGATACACCATCGCGATCTGGAGTTCCAGGAACTCCCGGGCCTCCACCATCTGCATCTGTTCCAACGAGTACATTTCCGCCTTGTAGGACATGGCCTCTTCCAAGACCATGTTCTTGTGGCGGTTGCCGTGCTGCGACTGCTCCGCGATGCTGTCCTTGAGCCGCTTGTAGGCCGCTTCGGACATCTTGCCGGGGTGGGTGTAGTGGCCCTGCACCGCCGGTCCGTTCTTGAAGACTTCGTTGGCGAAGCGTTCGGCGGCCTTGTTGCCGCCGATCGCTTCGCAGATCAGCCGCACCGGGCTTTTGCCGATCAGGCCGTCGGTGGAAAAATACGGAACGTGCAGCATATCTTCGGCCGGCACCTCGCCTTCAAGCTGGCCGATATCGTTCTTCAACTGGTAGACCAGGCGGCCCTTCTTGTCCCGCGTGAGCTTCGTCTGCTCCGGCTTGGGCGAGCGCTGCCACAGCCCCACGATCCGGGAGCGGGAGTTGGTCCGCTGGATGAAGTTGTACATGTTTCCGTAGGTACACAAGTCGATCTGGTTCTTGTGCTTCCACACTGAAGAGCCGACTTCCGGGTTGGCCGAGCGCTGGAAGAACTCGTTGGCCTCGTGGTCCGCGGCGATCTCATGGTGCCCGCTTTTCAGTTCCTTGCGGATGCGGATCGGCATGACCTGGATCGACTCCGCCAAGATACTGATCGCGGCCTTCATCGCCGGGCAGTTCATGGCGTTTTCTTCGTTGATGAATTCACCCGAAGACGAAGGCTCGCCGCGATTCACCCAGTCAATGAGCCACTGATCCGGGTTTGCCGTTCCGGACAGGTAGTCGATGCCGCGTCGAAGAAGATCAGCAATCATCAGGCATCCTTGGGATTTCGCGGGGGCACGAGGGCCATGACCAGCAACACCGCACCGCCAACGATCCACGCCAGCGGGTGCCACGCGAGCCACAATCCCGTGAGGAGGCAACCCAAGCCCGCGAGCGCCGCCATATCCTTGAGCACCGTGAACATCTTCATACCGTCAAGATTCCCCGCTTTTCGTACACCGAATCGGTCTCCATCCCCTGCCCAGCCGCCAATCCCACCGCCATCACGCTCGCCACCGCGTAGTCGATCTTCTCGCGACGAGCGCGCTTGTCGAACCGCCGCCGACCACCCGCGTCGGTGTAGGTGATCGCATTGCTGACGCACCACCGCAGCACGGGGTTCCCGCCATGCCGAAGCTGGCGGGACAAAATCAGTTTCTCCGTGGCGCCGATCCGTTCGTTCATGTCGCCACAGGTTTGCTTGTGGGAGATAACCTGTTCCGGCTCAAACCCGTCGCCCTGCTCTTCCATCCGCGTCGAAAGCATCGTCATGAAGTAGAGCGCGTTGTTCGGGTCCACCGCGATCTGCTGAATCCGCCAGCCCCATTCGTCGCGGGCCTTCCGCAGCAGACTCCGCAGCGCGCCGTAGTCCACCGCGTTTCCTTCGGTGATCTTGATGTAGCCCTGGTTAGCCCAAAGTTGGTACGACCCCTGCCGATCCCGGTCCTTCCCCTCGACGTTGGCGCGGGGGCACCAGCCGAAGCACAGCAAATCCACCCAGCCATCCGCCGCGGGAAACGCAAATGCCAACGCCGTAATGTCGGAGATGCTGGACAAGTCGCCGCCCACCCAACACTTCCTCCCCCGGAATGTTTCGATAACCTCCGGCCGAATACCCCGTGGGCCATAAAAGTCGCCGCCGGCGCAGGCCGCCCAGTCCGACCCAGGCCCCGTCATAATCCACGGACTGGACGATTCGGTTTCGGTGTTCAGCCGATAACGTTGGAAAGCGGCCAGAGCGCCCGGCGTTTCGGTAGCCTTGCCGGCCTTCTCCCGAAGCTCTTCCGCGGTGACGCTGACACCCAGGTTGGGATTGGCCTTGATCCAACACGACTCATCCTGCCAGTCGTCGCCGGGAATCTTCTTTCCCGAGACGCCCTCTTGGCGCTCGCCATCGAGCGTGTAAATGATCCCAAACCAGTCGTCGGCGTCCGCATTTTGTTCCAGAACCTTTTCGGTGTGGGCCTTCAACTCCCAGTAGATGCAATCCTGATCGCCGCTGTCGCCGGCCGTGGTGATCGCAAAAATCATCGGGCTCAAACGCGCGCCGGTGGCCGTCTCCAGCTTGTCCCACAAGTCGCGGGTCTTGTGCGCGTGAACCTCGTCCACGATCACCCCGTTGGGGTTCAAACCGTCCGTGCTGTCGGCGTCCGCGCCCAGCGGCTTGTAGCTACTGTTGGTGCGCGGCTCAAACAGGCCGTTCACCCGCACCTCGACCCGCCGCTTCAGGTTCGGGGACACCCGCACCATCCGCGAGGCTTCCTCGAAGACGATTTTCGCCTGGTCCCTCTTGGTCGCCGCCGAATACACCTCGGCCGCCGGCTCACTGTCGCCGAATCCCAGCAGCAGGGCGATGCCGGCCGCCAGCGTGCTTTTGCCGTTCTTCCGCGCCACCGACACGAACACGACTTTGTAACGCCGACGCGGGGAGCATCGATCCCGCCACCAGCCGAAAATGTTCCACACGATGAACCGCTGCCACGGCTCAAGGATCAAAGGTTTCCCGGCCCAGCGGCCTTTCGACTGTCGCAGCGACTCAATAAATGCAATCGCTTCGACCGCCTCCTGATCGTCAAAGAACAATCCCCGCTCGTCGTCTTGGCAGGCCAGGTCCCGGACGTGCCGCTCCACCGCCAGCCGCACCCACTTGCAGCATACGATCGAGCCGTCCAGAACCCCGTCGATGTAGCCCTGCAAGCTCTGCGCGTAATCGTCGGTCATCGGTAGTGCGGCGCTCATGCGCAGGTGTTTCGCATCTCCGCGCGCCGCGCCGCCTTGGCCTGCAACATCGCCGTCATCGGGTCTTCGGCCTCTTTCTCGGGCTCTTGGACCCGCAAGCGACATCGCGCCGCCGGGGTCATCCCCAGCTCGCTGCCCGACTTAATCATCTGGTCGTAGGCTTCCTTGTAGACCGTTCGCCAGGGATTTTTGTACGCCTGCATGTTGACGATCACCACGTCGCCCTCGCGTCGAATCGCGGCCGCGGCGCGCTCGATCGTCGCCACCGCGATGCAGTACGTCTCCAGGATGTAGCGCTCGGCCAGCGTCAGAACCTTCACCTCGCTGAGGATGGGCACGCAGTAATGCCAAATCGCTTTCTCTTCGCGGCTGAGCGACGGAGGGCAGTCCGGCGCCTGGAGCATCGGCTGCGGCTCGCTGCCCGCGTGGCGGCACGGTTGATAGGTGCCGTCCAGCTTGTGGATTGCCACGGGAGTCGGTTTTCGTCCTCGCATTCATTCACCTCTGGCTGTCTTCTTGTTGTGGTGCGGCCCGCACAAGCTCTGCAAATTGTTCCAATCCCGCAAAAGCGACTTGTCGCCCCGGTGCGGGACAACGTGGTCAACGCAAGTCGCGAGGGTCACACGCCCCTCCTTCTTGCACTCGCCGCACAGCGGGTTTTGCGCCAGGTATCGATCCGCCATCCCCGTCCCCTTCGCGTTCCGCCACCAGTGTCCGTACCCGCGCGCGG